GTATGGGAAAAGAATTAATAAATTATATAGAAGAATTAGAAGTAAAGTGTACTGAAGAATATAACATAATAAAAGCAAAAGCCTATAATGTCAGAATAGAAGATAATTATGCAATACAGTTAAGAGATGAATTTAATAAAAATGCTGGAAAATATGAAATAGTTGCTCAAATAAAAAGAAAAATATTAGATTTATTAGAGAAAGGAGCAGAAGAATGAAAATAGAAGAATATACACAAGATTTAATCAAAGCAGAGAAAAAACAATAATTATAAATTTTAAAAATAAAAAGCATTGTTATTTAACAAGAGGATATGCGACTGGATTATATGCATGTAAAGTTATTGCAAATAAATATCCTATACCAAAATATATGGAAAAAGATTTATATAATTTTATAAGTGAGTTTAGGAGGTGTTTTAAGTGAAAGAAAATAGCGAGATAACAAAAGAAGAATATATATTAACTAATTTACACCCAGATGATAGAGGTTATTATATAAGATTAAAAGATAACAAAGAATATCCACTGTATTATAGAAAACCAAGAGGGCAAAAATTATATTATTACATAAAAAAAGATAATCAAGAAATAAAACTTGATAAAGAAGTAAAAAAATGGGTTTTATCAAGTATAAGAGAATATGAAAGGTATGGAATTTAGGTGAAAGAAAATAGTATAGAAGAAGATACAACAAGAGTAAAACAACGAATAGAAGATGTAAAGGAATATATTGAATACGGATTACCATATAGCGAATATTTAGATTTGGAAAATTCATTTGATAATATTTTATTAGCTTATAAAAGAGTATTAAAAGAGAATGAAGAACTAAAGAAATATAAAGAATGCTACAGTTCAGCTAGACAACTTGTAGATAATAATTATATACATAAACAAAAATTAAAAGATATAATAGACAGAATTGATTATGATATAAAGAAGACAAAAGAAATAATATCAAAAAATACAAATATTTATGCAAGTTATCGAAAAAATGATTATCAAATAGTAAGATTAAGAGCAATGAACACAAAATCTTTAGATATAAAAAAGAGATTACAAGAATTGCTAGAAAGTGAGGAATAAATGAACGAGGAAGAAAAAGAAGATATTGAGTTAGATATTGAAGCAAAATATGTAGATAAAACAGAAAAAGAATTTTTAAGTAATATTACTTATGCAGAATGTCTATATATCTTAACGCCTGAAAATAAATACTGCGATAAAATAAGAGAATTATCAGTATTAAAACTATGTGAAATAATAGAAAAACTACAAAAAGAGAATGAATTAGCAAAAGAACAAGTAGAATATGACAAAACACATATTTATACTCCACAAACAATTAAATTAAACTTCATTTCGAAATCAAAAATAGAAGACAAGATTAAAAAATTAAATGATGTATCTAATGCAGAAGAACTTGAAGATATAATGAATAGAAAAAATTATACTATAGTAGAATTAGTTCAATATGTTTTACAAGAACTACTAGAAAGGAGAAAATGAAATGTGCAAATGAAGTTTAGATGCAAATGCGTATATGTGGTTATTAATTTCTAAACTACAAGAATTGTGAAAAAATGTGAAATAGGAGGAAAGAATATGAAAATGTATTGTAAAATAAAAAGACCGGACAATGCTAAATATCGAATAGAAAAAGGAACAAGAATAGTAATTCAAGAAAAAATAGATGGAAGTAATACTGCAATCTATAATGACAATGGAAAGATAAGATTATATAGTAGGTCAAATGAATTAACAGGAGAAGATGGATTAAATGGATTTGTTAAATATGCTAGAAAAAGAGAAAACAAAATACTAGAATATTTACCAAAGGGATATGTATTATATGGTGAATGGTTAAATCAAGGAAAGATAAGTTATAATTCACTAGCTAAACAAGGAAAAATAGAACCATACTATGCATTTGATTTGGTAAAAGAGATAGTGGATAAACCAACAGAAGATGAAGATTTTACAAGAATATTTGCAAGTATAGAAGAAATGAAAGATATATCAAATAAAATAGGATTTAAAACAGTACCAGAAATAGCAGTAGAAAATCTAACAAGTTATGTAGAGTTAAAAGAAAAATATGTAGATAATCAAAAATCTGCACTGGAAGGGACAGACTGTATAAGAGAAGGAATAGTAATAAAAACATTAGATGGAGAAAAAAGAATAAAAATAGTTGGAGATAAATTTCAAGAAGTGAAACATATAAAAAATTCAGAAACAAAAAGTCCATTTGCATTTTTAGATAAATACATCACACCTATGAGAATATGTAAATTTTTAACGCAAATAGAAATAGAAAGTCCAAAACCAGAAGACTATAGGGAAATATTTAAAAAATTAGATATAATTGCTAATGATATTTTAGAAGAGGAAAAAGAACAAATATTAAAAGATATAGCAAGAATAATCAAGAAACAGGCTATTCCTAATATAAAAGAATATGTAGATAATAACTAAAAGAAGTAGGTGATACAAATGAAATTAGAACATGTATACAACACAATACAAAAAGCAATGACAGAATTAGAAAGTGTTGATTTAGTAGATGCATCAAAAAGAAAAGAAAGTCAAGTTAAAGTAAATAAAGTATACGACATATTAGATAATTTTAAAGACGAATTAATAAGAGAAAAAATAAAAAATAGGAGGTACAAATGAGATTAAGCAAAGAAGATTATAAAAAAGCAGAAGGATGTTTAAGAAGATATAACTATAATTATCTAAGAATAATAGAATTAAGAGAAGATATACTGTCAATAGGTGCATCTAATAATGACGGATTACCTAAAGCACCATATAAAATATCTGATAGTGTGTACAATCAATACATAAAGTTACAAGAAGATGAAGAATTACAAAAAGCGTTAAAAGAATACAAAGCAGTAAGACAAGCTTTAGAATTAGTAGATGTAGATTCAAGATTAATATTCGATAATTATTACGTAAAAAGAAAAACTAGGTGGCAAACAATAGATGATTTAAGTTTATCAGAAAGAAGTTTCGTAAGAAAGAAAAGTAATTTAATATATACAGTAGAAAAAGAATTAAAAAAGTTGGCGTGAAACTGGCGTAATTTTTAAAAAATAAGTGATATAATTAGTACAAGTTAAAAAGTAACACATTTCCCCAAAGAGTTAGTTATATATGTATAGCTAGCTCTTTTATTATACTTATGTAGTGTTATATATAACGAAAGAGGTGTTGTTATGAGTATACAAGAAAAAATACAAGAACATGTAAAAGAGAAGTGTAAATATTGTTTAAAAGAAGATTGCGACGGAATACATATTAATACAAATAATGAAGCAACATGTGAAAGAACGCGAGGAATAGAGTATGATACAATGTTTAATAAATAATAAGATATGCTCAAATGCAAACAAAAGATGTAAAAACTGTGTATTTGATGAATGTAAAGAAGTGATAAATATGAATGAAGAAATACAAAAGTATGAAGATATAGAAAACATGAGAAGATTAAAAAAAGAATTACCAGAACAGTGCGAAAGCTGTTCTTTTTTAGAAATTATAAACTTACGAAAAGGTAAAGTATTTTGTCCTTATATGATTAAAGAAAGGTGCCTGATAAAATGAAATTTAAGATAAATAATACAGAGTGGACAATAGAAGAAGTAGACGAGGCTACAATAAATAATGAAATGAAATCAGATGGAACTTTAGGAGTAACAATATATAAAACTCAAATGATAATGTTATTAAAAGACCAAGCAAATATAATAAAGACATTGAAACATGAACTAACTCATGTATGGCTATACGAATATGGTCATAATCAAAACGAGGATAAAACTTTTACTTATGAAGATGTATGTGAAGTAGTTGCAAGCATAAATGATTTCATAAACAAAATAGTAAATCAGTATTTAGGAATAGAAGCACTATATTTATGTGATAAAGATAAAAATACAGAATGTAATAAGAAGTATTGCGGGAAAGAATGTAATTATACAAATAACATAAAATTTGCAAAAACAAAATAGAAAGAGAGGTGATCTTATATGACAGATGCACAAAAAAGATTTTGTGATGAATATTTAATAGATCTTAATGCAACAAGAGCATATAAGGTTGCTTATCCTAACTGTAAAAAAGATGAAACAGCCAATGCAGCAGCAAGTAGAATGTTAAGAAATGTTAAGGTTCAAGAATACATATCAGAAAAGCAAAAGAAAATAGAAAAAAGAACAGAAATTACACAAGATATGGTAATAAAGGAGTTAGCTAAAATAGCATTTTTGGATATAAGAAAACTATACACAAAAAATGGACAATTAAAAAATATAGCAGACATTGATAGTGAGACTGTAGGAGCAATATCATCACTAGAAACTTTAGAAGAATATGATGGTTATGGAGACAACAGAGAAAAAATAGGTGATACGCAAAAAGTAAAGCTATTAGATAAAACGAAAGCTCTTGAATTGTTAGGAAGACATTTAGGAATATTTAATGACAAAATAGATGTAAATGTAAAAGAAAAAGAAGAAAAGAAAAATGCTATATCTGACATATTAAATCAAATGCAAAGTGCAGATGATGTGTAATGTTAAAATTAAGTCAAAAATATAAAGAGTTCTTACAAACCAAATGCAAGAGAGAGTTTTTAGAAGGAACAACTGCAGCAGGGAAGACGACGGTAGGAATATTTAAGTTTATGTGTATGGTTGCTGGTTCTGATAAAAAGTATCATATTATTGCAGGAGATGATGTAGGAACAGTAGAAAAGAATGTAATAAACTCTGAAAATGGTTTACTAGAACAATTTGAAGATATAGCAGAGTACTGGCCAAAGGGAAAAGATAAAATAAGATTACCACATATCAGATATGATACAAATAAAGGCGAAAAAATAATATATGTATGTGGTTATGGTGATAAAAAAAGATGGAAAAAGGTTTTAGGTGGACAAGTTGGTTGCGTGTATCTAGATGAAGTAAATTTAGCAGATATGGAGTTTATGAGGGAAGTTACACATAGATGTAAATATATGATGACAACATCTAATCCAGATGACCCAAATCTTGAAATATATAAAGAGTTTATAAATAAGAGTAGACCGATAGAAAAATATAAAAAAGATTATCCAACAGAACTTTTAAAAGAACTAAAAGAGCCTCATGTAAAAGGTTGGATACATTGGTATTTTACTTTTAATGATAATGCTAGTTTAACAAAAGAAGATATACAAGAAAAAATAGATGCAACACCACTTGGGACTAAAATGTATAAAAATAAGATTTTAGGATTAAGAGGTAGAGCAACAGGGCTATGCTTTAATCTTGAAAGTAAAAATATAATAACAGTAGAACAAGCAAGAAAAATGAAATTTCAAATATTCTCTGTTGGTTGTGATACATCATATTCAAAAGAAAGCCACGATAAAGTAACACTTGAAGGAATAGGAATAACAACAGATGGAAAATGTGTATTACTAAAAGAAAGAACATTTAATAATAAAGATAGAACAATACCATTTGCACCATCAGATGTAGTTCAATGGATTGTAGAATTTATGGAAGAGTTCAAAAACGAATGGGGATTTGCAAGAACTTGTTTTATAGATAATGCAGACCAAGGAACTATAATGGAAGCTAAGAAAGCTAAAAGACAGAACAACTTAATATATAACTTTGAAAATGCATGGAAGAAAACAAAAATAATCACTAGAGTACAACTACAAGAGTCGTGGTTGGGAACTAGTGATTTTTTAGTAGTTGATACTTGCAAAGATTATATAGAAGAATGTGGAGTTTATAGTTTTGATGAAAATAATCAACCAGAAGATGGAAACGACCACAGTATAAATGGTTGCCAATATGCTTGGTTACCGCATAAAAAGAAAATTGGCAATTGGGAAGTAATAAAGAAATTGATTAAAGATGAGGAGGAATAATATATGAGTACAAGAAGCACATTGTTTCAAACACCAACCATTGAGATAGATCAAAGTAGATATGAAGAATTGATACAAAAGGAATTAAAATATAAACAATATAAAGAACAAGCATCAATAGAAGTAATTAGAATAATAGAAGGTCAAGATAGTGAAACAGTAATAACTGAAAGTGAGGAATAACATGGGAACAGTTAATGAAAAGATAAAAGATATAGTAAGAAACTGGTTAAATATACAACCATCGCCACGGAAATTCAATAACAATACAAGAAACAAACACATTTGAAGGTAGTTGTTTTAGAAACTTGTTGTGGTATAGAGGAGATGCATCAGAACTTCATCAATATTATACACAAACAGATGATATGATGGGAAATGCTAAATTCTGGGCAGCCGAAAGTACAAATGGGATAGATTTTAGAAAAATACATACAGGACTACCAGCAATGATTATTGATATGTTAGCAGATATAATTGTAGATAGTTTTAATAAAATAACAGTATCTAATAATGAACAAGCTCAAAAAGACTGGGATAATATAGCAGAAGATAATGATTTTAAAGAAATAGTAAAACAATCAATAATAGATGTATTTGTAGAACATGATGGAGCATTTAAAATAAGTTATGATACGGATATTAGTAAATATCCTATTATAGAATTTTATCCAGGTAGCAAAGTCGAATTTGAATATACAAGAGGAAGAATAACGGCAGTAATATTTAAAAACTTCTATAATAAAAAAGATACTACTTATGTATTAAAAGAAAGATATGATAAAACAAGTATAACATATAAGTTATATAAAAATGACCAAAAATGTAATTTATCTGATTTAGAAGAAACAAAGGATTTAAAAGAAGTAACTGATAATACATTTATGATGGCAATTCCTATGATGTTTAATAAATCAAAGAAATTCAAAGGCAGAGGGCAAAGTATAATTGAAAAGAAAATAGATGCTTTTGACAGTTTTGATGAAGTATGGTCTCAATGGATAGATGCTATTAGAGATAATAGAACAATTGAGTATATTCCAGAAGATTTATTGCCAACGGATAGCAATGGAAACGTCTTAAAACCTAATACATTTGATAGAAGGTTTACAAAAATAGGAAGTAGCAACTCTGAAACAGAAAGCGATAAAATCACAAGAAGTAATAGTGATTTTGATTATGAAGGAATGTTACAAAGCTATATAACAGCATTAGACTTATGTTTGCAAGGACTAATAAGTCCAAGTACATTAGGAATAGATGTAAAGAAATTAGATAATGCAGATGCACAAAGAGAAAAAGAAAAAGCAACACAATATACAAGAGGAAAAGTATTAGATGTATTAGAAAAAGTTATTCCAAAGCTAGTATGTGCTTGTTTAATGGCTTATGATAAAGCACAAAATAAAACAGCAGGAAAATACGAAGCAACAGCAGATTTCAAAGAATATGCAAATCCTTCTTTTGAGGCAACAGTAGAAACAGTATCAAAAGCTAGACCAAATCAAAATATAATGAGTGTTGAAAAAGCAGTTGATACAATGTATGGTGATAGTTTAACAAAAGAAGAAAAAGAAGAAGAAGTAAAACGATTAAAAGAAGAACAAGGCATAATTAGTAAAGAAGAGCCATCGTTATTTTAGGTGGTGATTAAATGCAAAACGAATATGATATAAAAACTATAATGGAAGAAATAGAACAAGATTTAATTGTAAGAATGAAAAGAACATTATGGAGTCACAAAGAAGATGAAAAAGCAAAAGGTTTTGATTGGCCACAATGGCAAGCATTAAAAATAAAACAATTTGAAGAATATAAAAATGCTAATAAGGAAATGTTTAATGAAAAAACAAAAGGATTAAATAGATACATATACAAACATATAAAAGACCAATTCAAAGAAGGTGCTAGTAGAACCAATAAAGAAGCAATAAAAGCAGGATTTATAAAAAAAGAAGATTCACAATTAGGTGGGTCTTTTTTTGGATTAAATCATAGGAAACTAGATGCCTTAATAAAAAGTACAAAAGAAAATATGAAAGATATAAAATATGCAACTTTAAGAATGGCAAATGACCAATATAGACAAATAATATATAAAGCACAAGTATATGCTAATACAGGAGCAGAAACAGTAAAGCAAGCAATAGATATGGCATCTAGAGACTTCCTAGCAAGAGGATTTAATTGTATAGAGTATAAAGATGGTACAAGACATAATATAGCTGATTATTGCGATATGGCTATTAGAACAGCTAACAAAAGAGCTAATCTAATGGGTGAAGGCGAAATGCGAAAAAAATTAGGCAATACATTAGTATATATTTCAAAACATGGTGGAGCTTGTGATAAGTGTACACCATGGGAAGGCAGAGTATATATAGATGATGTATGGTCCGGTGGAACAAAAGATGATGGGAAATACCCATTGTTAAGTACTGCAATTGAAGGAGGATTTTTGCATCCAAGATGTCACCATGGTTTAAGCACATATTATGAAGACATAAATGAAGAACCAGAAGAGGTAACAAAAGCAAAACACAATCATGCAGAAGATAAATATACTCAATATTTACAACAAAGACAGAAACAGTATCAAAGATTAGCGGCAGGAAGTTTATTACCTGAAAATATAATAAATTATCAAAACAAAGTCAATGCATTGCAAAATCAAATAAAAAGTAGTAAAATAAGTCTAACAGACGATGAACAATACGCAATAAACCAATACATCAGTTCAGAAAGTTATAAAATAAATGAACTATTAAGAAATAATCTTAAATTAGATGATATTCAAGAAAATATAGTTAAACAGTTAGATAAAGCATTAGATAAATGTAGAAATTATAATGGGAATATAGTTAGGGTTTTAGATATAACAGATAAGAAAGAATTAGAAAAATTTATACATATGAATAAGCTTAATAAACCAATAATGTTCAATGAATATTTATCATTTTCAAATAAATCTAATTATAATACAAATGCTAATGTGGTAATATATACAGCATCAAACAAAGCAAAAGATTTAAGAAACTTTAATCTAGACGAATCTGAAATATTATATCCAAGAAATAGTAGGTTTATTGTTGAAAATATAAAGAAAGTAAATGATAAATATTATTTATTATGGAGGGAAATTTAATGAAAAATCCTAGATGGATAAATGAAATACCTAAACCAATACCAATAAATGAAAAAGTTGAAATAACAGATGAAATGAAAAGAGAAGCAGAGGAATTTTCAAAAGCCGTTGAAAAAGGAAAAATTGATGAATGGTTTAATAAAAAATAATTTTTTTTATTAAACGACAGATTTCGACATCATATTGCAAAAAAATAATAGTATAATCTTGTTACATTAAACGTAAAAGGAGGAATTTTATGTATTGCCCAAAATGCAGAAATATAATAAGTGATGATAGTAGATTTTGCTCAAAATGCGGTTATAAAATACAATCAATTACTACTACAAACAACAATCAGAATATGATGTCAAATGCAGAGTTGCAAGCTAGATTACAATTAGAGCAATTAAAGATGCAACAACAACAAATGCAAATACAGCAACAACAGTTACAAATACAACAACAGCAATATAATTCAATGTTAAAATGTCCTAAATGTGGTTCTACTTCTATATCTGGAAATAAAAAAGGATACGGAGTAGTAAAAGGTGGTTTAGGTGCAGTAATAGGAACTGCAATATTGCCAGGAGTGGGAACTGCAATCGGAGCAGGTTTAGGAAACAAAGGAAGTAAAAAAGTTTTATGTACCTGTATGAATTGTGGATATAAATTTAAACCAGGAAAAAGAAAATAATAAAGCAAGACACATTATATAGGATGTGTCTATTTTTATGCAAGTTTAGTGTAACGGTAGCACAACAGTCCCCAAAACTGTTTGTAGTGGTTCGAATCCATTAACTTGTGCCATTTTTAAAATTAGAGCTTTAAATAGGCTCTTTTTTTATTGCAAAAATTATGGTCGACGGACCTTAAACGGGGGAGGTTCCAACATGGAAGACGAAAAAAAAGAAAATGTAGATACTCAAACTGCAACAGATACTGAAAACAAAAATGAGGGTGAGAAAACTAAAAAACAAGTAGCACAAAAAAGTGACGATGGTTCAATAGTTTTCAAAAATCAAGATGAGTTAGATGGATTTATTAGAAGAATGTATGCCAAAGGTGCTGAAAAAGCAGAACAAGGTGTAACTTCTAAACAAGTTCAAGAAACTCAAAACAAACAAGAAGATAAAGGACAAGAAGAGCAAAAAGAGACTGTTCAAGCAGACTATACTGACAAAATAGCGCTTGCTATGGCCAAAGCAGGGGTTGATGTTAAGAAAGTTGAAAGAGCAGCAAGATTAGTTGATATGTCAAAAGTTCTAGAAAACGGTGTATTAGATGCTAAGAAACTAGAAGATGAAATCAACGCAGTAATTTCTGAATTTCCTGAACTAAAAATCGCAAAGGAAGAAGAAAAAGAAGAAAAGGGATTTAAATTCGGAGCAACACAAAGTAACTCTGATGAAAGTCAAAAAAACAAAAAACCTGTAGCCACAAAAAGATGGAACAGGTTTAATTCATTTTAGGAGGTAATTGATTATGGCAAATTCATTGAATTATGCAGAGGTTTGGCTTCCAGACCTATTAGAAATAATGGAGCAAGATAGTTTAACATCACCATTTATAACATCAAATGTTAAATGGGTAGGTGCTAAAACATTTCATTTTACACAAATGAAGACAAGTGGTTATAAATCACACAATAGAAATGGCGGATGGAATAAAGGTAGTTATGACCAAAATGATGTACCTTATACAGTCACACATGATAGAGACATCTCATTCTTAATAGATGTAGCAGACGTTGATGAAACAAATCAAACAGCATCAATAAAAAATATATCTAAAACATTCCATAAGACACAACAAGTACCAGAAATGGACGCATATTTCTTCTCAAAAGTGGCTAGTGAAGCACAAAAATTAACAGGATATCACAGTTCTACAGCTGAATCAGAATGGACAAAAGCAAATGTTTTTGGAAAATTAAAAGGTATACTTAGTGCTGGAAAATTAAGAAGATATGTAAAAAATGGTTCATTAATCTGTTATGTTAGAAGTTTTATAATGGATTTGTTAGAACAATCTACAGATTTCACAAGAAAAATAGAAATGACACAGATAGCAGAAGGTGGAATTGGTATAGAAACTAGAATTACAGACATCGATGGTGTAACTATTATGGAAGTTATAGACGATGAAAGATTTTATGACAAATTTGATTTTACGGATGGATTTGAACCAGTTAAAAAAGTAGCTGCTGATTCAGGCAAAGGAATAGAAGCTGTAACAGGTTCTCATAAAATAAATGTTTTGATTGCATCTCTTGAAACTGTAAAAACAGTTCCAAAAATATCTAACATATATTATTTTGCACCAGGTTCACATACAGAAGGCGATGGATATTTATATCAAGACCACTCATTATCTGATACATTTGTATTCCCAAATGGAAAAGATAATAAAATTGACAGTATATATGTTGATGTTGATACAACTGAATATGCTGAAGAATAGGAGGTTACTATGTCAAAAATAAGAGTAGTAAAAGATAATGTATTATTATCTATTGAGGAAGAAGAGCTTACACAATATGAAGCTAGAGGATATTCAAAATTAGGAGCTACTAAAAAAGTAGCTTCTAAAGATTTAGAAAAAGAATTAAAGAAAATTGCAGAACTTAATAAGGAATTAACAGCAAAAATAACAAAAGTTGAAGAAGAAAAGGCTGAATTAGTAAAACTTAATAAGGAATTAACAGCAAAAATTGCAGAATTAGAAAAGAAAGTAAAATAAGAGGTGTTGCAAATGATAAATGTTTATGCAACAGACGAGGACTATTTTAAATATGGTTCTAAAGCATTGGAAAGTGATGAAATAGAAAAATATTTAGAGTTAGCCTCAATAGACATCAACAGAGCTACATTAACAAGAATTGAAAGAAGAGGTTTTGATAATTTAACATCACAGCAAAAAGATTTAATAATCAAAGCAACTTGCATACAAGCAGATTATATAAAAGAAGAAGGCACTTATGATGATGAAAGCATATCTAGTTATTCAATAGGTGGAGATTTAACCATAAATGAAACTGAATCGCAAGATATGGCTGATAAATTAAAAATATCAAAAGTGGCTTTTTCTTATTTAAAAAGAACAGGATTAACAAATAGGGTTATATGATAAAAAGGTTAAATCCAAAACATTTGAAAAGATTCTTAAACAATAAATGTGATGTAGTTATATATCAAGAAGGCTTATCAGAAGATGGTGAGCCTTTAACTTCTTTAAATTTAAAAAATGTAAAATGTAGATTTGTTGAAAAAACTACAATTGTAATCAGTTCTGATGGAAAGAAGATTGAACTTATAGGAAAAGTAATATTACTTGGAGACATAGCACCAAAAATCAAGAAAATAAGTGGTGGACAAGTAGTAGTAAATAATACAGAATATGAAATTTATCAAGCAAGTAGACCAAGAAATCCGGATGGAACAGTTCATCATACGACATTGGAGTTGATGTAATATGAAAATAACATATAATACTAAAAATATAAATGAAATATTAGAAAATGCAAGATTAGCATTGATAGATACTGCAGAAGCGGTAAAAACAGATTTAATTCAAAGTCAAACAATGCCATTTAATACTGGTACAATGCAAAATGATAGCACTTTTGTAGATGATAAAAAAGTTATGAAAGGTGTTACTAGAATAGTTGTAGATACAGTATATTCAAGAAAAATTTATTTTGATCCAGAAATACACATAAAACAAGGGAAAAATCCTAATGCAAAACAGTATTATTTTGATGATTATATTTCTGGGAATAAAAAGGATTTACCAATAGAATATTTTAAACAAATGTTAAAAAGGAGAAATAGATAATGATAGCAAGAATTAGTGTATCTAAAATAAGAGATTATTTAAAAACTGTTATTACAGAATGTCCAAAGTGGTATATAGGACAAATGGATGAAAATCAAGACAAAGCTATTAGTGTATATGCTAATCGTAGACAATTAGAAGATAATTCTAAATATAAAAAGTTGAAAAGTTATGGAATATTACCAGTTACATTACTGTTAAGATGGACTAAAAATTATAATATGGCTGAAATAATGGCAAATAAGATTTATGAACTATTAGACTGTAGTTCTTTTTTTATTGATGATTATAATTGCTCGATTGAGTGCTTATATAATGGTCCTATTGATTTAGGAGCAGATGAAAACAACGTTTATAAGTTTTCAATAGAATTTAATTTATTATATAGAAAGGGTGAAAAATAATGGCAACTAAAACAGGAGTATATCCAGTATATGAAAACCAATTTCAAGTTGGCGCAGCAAAAGAATCATTAACAGAAATAGCTGATATGGAAAGTTTTTCAGTAAAATTAGACAACGGAGTTGAAGAATGGAATCCATTAGATCAAAAGGGATGGGTTAGAAGATTGATGACTTCTAAATCTGTTACAATATCAATATCAGGAAAAAGAAACTTTGGAGATACTGGTAATGATTATGTAGCAGGATTAGCCTTAAAAAACGGAAGAGATGTTGAAGGATGTTTACAATGGACATTCCCAAATGGTGCAATATTATTATTTGAAAATGCTATTTACAACATAACAAACTGGGGAGCCGGAAAATCAACAGAAGTTATTCCACTTGAATTTGATGTAATGTCAAATGGAAAACCAACATATACAGAAGCAACAGCGGAAGCATAAAGAGAGTAGGTTTAAACCTACTCTTTATTTTATATTTAGGAGGAATTTAAAATGGCAAATTTAGATATAAGTTCAAAATTAGGACACGAAAAACAAGAAATAACTATAGCGGAAGGAAAAACATACGAGGTAGATTGTAGTGCTGAAACAATGTTAAAAGCACAAGATATATTTAAGAAAGATGATAGCTTAGAAGGATTATTTACAGCTATAAAATTATTGTTAGGAGCAAAAGCCGAAAAAGATATTAGAGCAATGAAATTAACAGTAAATGGATTAAAAACAGTCATAATTGCAATTATGGCACAAGTAAATGAAATTTCTTATGAGGAAATGGAGAAACGATTTCAAAACAAGTAATGATACAGAATTATGGTATGACATGGAAGAAGACTGGCCATTAATTGAGGCAAGTCTAGCAAAACAATATGGAATAAGAATAAGAAAAGAAATTGACACAATGGATTATGCAGAATTGTGTAATCTTATCTCTGGTTTAATGCCAGACACACCACTACGGAAATATTGTTCAAATTCGTAGTGAAGATGATGATGAAGTTCTAAAAAACTTCACACAAGAACAAAAAGACACAAGATGGAAATACAGAAATAAATTAGCAAAGAAAATAAGTAAAGAAGACTATAAGAAAGTTATCGCTGAAATGCAAAAAGCTTTTAAAGAAATGGCTGGTGATAACAAATGATAGAAGTAAGATGCCCTAATTGTAATCAACTTCTAATTAGAGTTGAACAATGTAAGGGCGAAATAAAATGTATACGATGTAAGAAAATAATAAAAATTAACATAGATAAAAAAGATAGAGTGAGCAACACGACTATTATTAGTGAGTAGTTAGCCAATACCTACTTTGAATTTTGAAAGGAAGGAGGAGTAGGTATGAGCACTAATGTGGGAGCAGTTGATTTCGAATTACTATTAAACTCTAATCCGTTTAATCGAGGACTTAAAAATGCAGGAAATACAATAAAAAGTTCTGGAATTGAAAGTTCTTTAAAAGGAATAGGTAAACTTGCTTTGGCAGCGTTTTCTGTAAAAGCTATAGTAAATTTTGGAAAAGAATGTATTAACTTAGGTTCAGATTTAGCAGAAGTTCAGAATGTGGTAGATGTTACATTTGGAAATTTAAATACAGAAGTAAATAAGTTTGCAGAGAATGCAATCGATAAATTTGGATTAGGACAAACTGTAACAAAAAAATATGTTGGTACATTTGGAGCAATGGCAAAAGCATTTAACTTTTCTAATAAAGAAGCGTTAGCAATGTCAGAAACTTTAACAGGACTTACAGGTGATGTTGCTTCTTTTTACAATTTATCAAGCGATGAAGCTTATACAAAGTTAAAATCAGTATTCACAGGAGAAACAGAAACACTTAAAGATTTAGGTGTTGTAATGACACAAAATGCATTAGATCAATATGCATTGGCGAATGGATATGGAAGAACAACTACTAAAATGTCAGAGCAAGAGAAAGTTGCACTAAGATATAAGTTTGTGTTAGACAAGTTAAGTTTAGCCAATGGAGATTTTGCAAGGACTAGTGATAGTTGGGCAAACCAAACAAGGGTATTAGGCTTAAGATTTAATGAACTAAAGGCAACTTTAGGACAAGGATTTATTAACATATTTACACCGATAGTAAAAGGAATAAATATGGTACTATCTAAACTTCAAGTGTTGGCAAATGCTTTTAAATCATTTACAGAAATGATATTTGGAAATGCTGGTGGAGATGATAGCACAAGTACTGTTTCAAACTTAGCGTCAGATGCATCAAAAGCAAGTGATGCGGTAAGTGGTATAGGAGATAGTGCTAAAAAATCTGCTAAAGATCTAAAATATTTAGCATCTTTTGATACTGCTCAAATTTTAAAAAGTGATAGTGATGACAGTGGTTCTGGAAGCGGAAGTGGAGATCTAAATACTTCAGGTTTTGGAGATATGGGTAATTCACTACTAGAACAAGCAAATTCAAAAATGGACGAATTTACAAATAAAGCAAAAGAATTATTTAACATATTCAATAAAGGTTTTCAAGAAGGATTTGGCTATTTTGACTGGAATGGGTTTAAACAACAATTAATAAATATTAAGGAAAATTTAAAAGACATATTCACTTCATCGGAAGTTATAGGAGCATCAAAAAAATGGGTTAATACAGTTATATTAAATCTAGGAAGAATGGTTGGAAGTATAGCTAGTATAGGCATGACAATTACTGATAATCTTGTAGGTGGATTTAATAAGTTTTTAGAACAAAATAAAAAAAGTTTACAAGAACATATAGTTAGAATGTTTGACTTATCGTCTAGAAGCCACGAAATACAAGGAAAGCTCGCCGTAACAGTAGCTGATATTTTTAGTGTTTTTAGAAGTGATAACGCAAAGCAAATAACTGCTGATTTATTAACAATTTTTACTGAAAGCTTTTTAAGTGTACAGGAAATAGCAATGCAATTTGGAATTGATGTTATTGAAGCTATAACAGAACCAGTAAGTCAGAACAAAGATGCAATTAAACAAGCAATAGAGGGAATGTTTGAATCATATGTTCCAGTTCTAAATGGAATCAAAGAAACTGTAGAAGAGACTTTTAGTAAAATAAGACAAACATATGATATATATGTAAAGCCAGCTTTTGAAAATCTAAAAAGCGGACTTACAAGTATTTTAGGAAAATTCTTAGAAGTATGGAACAATAACATAAAACCAATGTTAGATGAGTTAGGTCAAAAAACCAATGAAGTTTGGACGCAACATTTACAGCAAATGTTTAGTTCAATTGTAGAATTTTTCGGAAAACTTATAAATGGTACAAGTGAATTGTGGAAGACATGGATTCAACCTTTAATAGAATGGATTATAAAGAATGTAGTACCTGTTTTAACACCAATTTTTCAGACTGTATGTAATATTTTTATGAATTTATATGCATATGTTGCAGATGTAATAAGCGGAATATTTGGCGTGTTGGGTGGACTAATAGACTTTATAGTAGGAATTTTTACCGGAGATTGGGATAAAGCTTGGAATGGCATAAAAGCTATTTTTGAAAATATTTGGAATATAGCAACAGCCTTTTTAAAATTAGCTTGGAACAATATGAAAGACATTGTTAAAGGTGGAGTAAGTTGGATAAAAGCAGAAATAAATCTATTTAAAAATAATATTTTTAATATTTGGAATGGCATGTGGGATAGATTTAAAAATACAGTTTCAAACGTATGGAATTGGATTCCAAATAGAATAAAAAGTTCTATAAATAGTGTAAAAAACATAATAAACAATATACTAAATAGCATAAGAAGCACGTGGAACAATGTCTGGAATGGAATGAAGACAGCTGTAACTAATTCATTTAGTGGAATATGGTCAGGCATTAAAAGTGTAGGAAATTCTGTATTAGGACGGAATTGAAAGAATGGTAAATGGAGCAATAAGAGGAATAAACGGTCTAATAAGAGGTATTAATAATGTTAGTAGTATTGTAGGAAAATCTTTTGGAACGATATCTACAGTATCTCTTCCTAGGCTAGCACAAGGTGGTTATGTAAAAGCTAATACTCCACAACTAGCAATGATTGGTGATAATAGACATCAAGGTGAGGTAGTTGCACCAGAAGACAAATTAATGTCATTATATAAGAAGGCTAATCAAGAAATGGGATTAGGAAATAACGAAAAAGTTATAGAATTACTTGAAAAAATAATACAAATTTTAGTTAATTTAAGCCTTGATTTTAATTTATATATTGATGGATATGAGTTAAATAAAAGACTGGAAAAAATTAAAAATAAAAATAGATTTGCAACGAATGGAGGCTAAATATGTATGAACCAAAATTAATAGTAAATAATATTCAAGTACCAGAAATTATTGAATTAATTCCTGGACCAGAGCCTCTATGGGGTGATGGAACAGGGAGAAAAGCACTAGATGGACATTATAGTGGTACTTTTATAGGTTATTTTACAACTTTAGAAATAAAATTTGGGAAAGTAACAGATGAACAATATAATTTAATAAAACAATTGCTTGAACATCCTTTTTTAGAGGATGTTCAATTTTCTTTAGAAAAAGATATGGGAGATTATAAACAAGGAGATTTATTTACGGAAGATTTTTATAACGGACAAGTAATTAAGTCTAATCCTCTACCATGTGGAGGATATTGGGAAGAGTTTTCTGTAATGCTTACCGCGATAGATAGGAGGCCACAATTATCATGAAAAATGTTAGTAAAGATTTTAGAATAAAAACTAAAAAAGTAAAACAACAAGATGTAAAACTAACAATAAATTCTGGAGAATTGACAGTAAAAGATATACATTTTATGCCAGTTAATGTTTTTAATAAGTTACCTGTTTGGATGTTAAGAAAAAAGAAACAAGTTATTGCTAAAGAATTAAAATATAGTTTTGAAGGCAAATTATTTAAAACTATAATGAAACAAATTGAAATAACAGTAAAAAATGCAAATGAAATTAAAGATAAAAATATTAATTTTAAATATGGGTTATATATTAATAATGAATATGAATATATAGACTTAGGAGATTACTATATAAAAGATATAGAAGACAATAAAAGTAAAGATGAATTAACAGTGACTGGGTATGATAAGATGTTAAGTTTTATGAAAACTTTTAAACAGTCAGAATTGCAGTTAGTATATCCTTGTACATTATTAACATTAGTATTAAAAATATGTGAGGTTTGTGGAGTTGAATTATATTCTACAAACTTTTTTAATGCTAGTTTGGTTGTAAATGAAGACTATTTTACTGCTCAGGAATTAACATATAGAGATGTACTAGAAAAGATTACACAAGCAACTTTAACTACAGCTTTTATAAAAGATAACAAATTATATTTTTGCAAAACAGGTGATGAAATTGTTGATAGATTAGATAAAACATATTTGACAGATTTGGTTATAAAAGAAAAGTTTGGACCTGCAAATGTATTAGTTTTGGGACGTGGAGATGTAGAAGATAATATTGAGTCAAAAGACGATGAAAGTATATCTAAAAACGGAAGAACAGAAATTAGGTTTGATGAAAATGAATTTGTTGAATATCAAAGAGAAAAAGTAATAAATGATATGTTTAAACAAATTAAAGGGTTAGAATACTATTCTTATGAAGGAGCTGATTTAGGAGTTATGTGGCTCGATCCGTGCGACTTGATAGAACTATCTGATAGAGAAGAAAATGTATATAAATCGATTTATTTAAATGCAAATATTACTATAAACACAGGAATATCAAGTGATATAGGATCTGATTTAATTGAAGAAACGAATACAGAATATAAGGTAACAACAAAAGAAGAAAAGAAAACTTTAAAAGTTGAAAGACTGGCCAAAAAAAATGAAGGAAAAATACAAGACTTAGTTGAAGAAACAACTGAAAATTCTAAAAAAATAACAAAGCATGAACAAGATATAAACGGAATAACACAAAATGTAAGTAGTGTAGAAGAAAAATTAGAGACTGTAGAAAGTACAGCAAATACTGCAAAGAGCACGGCTGATACAGCAAAGAAAACAGCTGATAATACTAACGATAATTTAACTACTAACTACTATACAAAAACAGAAACAAATTCGCAAATAACGCAAAAAGCAGAAAGCATAACAAGTGAAGTAAGTAAAACATATTCAACAAAAACAGAAACATCGACAGCAAAAACAGAAGCAATAAGTAGTGCAAATTCTAGCACAGATAACAAATTAAAAAATTATACTGAAACGACTAAGTTGGGAACAGCAATAGAACAAAACTATGAACATGTCAAAATAGCTTGGAATACTATTTGTGAGTATTTACAATTAGAAATTCTGAAAGGAAATGCTAGTTTAGTTGTTAGAGATGAAAACGGAAATCTAATAATGTCTTTAGATAAAACAGGACAACATTATTGGACGCAAAAAGATAATAAGGATAAAAATATAGCAGAAACTACATTAAAAGAGATAACTATAAATAATGAAACTAAAAAAGCTTTAATGTTTCTTTTAGATAATGCAGAGATGAATGGTGAAGGCATAATGGCATGGGGATATAAAAGTGGAAATAATGTTTATCCTGTATTGTACGTTGGAAAATTCGGAGATGAAGAATTTGGACTACATCTAGCTACAGATTTAATTGCACATGCAAATGCTATTAAGTTTCAGAACGCACAAATAGATGATGATGGAGCAAATTTATATCTAAGAACATTAGGTGCTTTAAAAGTAATGGATACAGAAAACAATACTTGGATAGGACAAATATTTAAAGATGAAGGAAATTATGGGTTCTCAATAAAAGCAGATGATTTTACTATTTTAAATTCAGTTGGAAAAACCCCTTCTTTGTCAATGTATGAAAACGAAGCAGGAAGCAAAACATTAGATTTATTCGAAAATTATGTTGTGGCTGGAAACATTGCAAATATGAACAATTTAAAATATATGAGCGGTTCTACGTGGGAAGCAAGTGGAGATAAATATGGAATGCTGTATTGTACATTAAGAGACGGGCAAGAGTTTACAATAACAAGTTATTCTGCTGTTTCAGATGAAAGACTAAAAGAAAATATAAAATCAACAAAATTAAATGCATTAGAAAGAATTAAAAAAATCAATCACATTCAATTCGACTGGAAAAATACAAAAGAACATGAAGAAATAGGATATATAGCACAAGAACTAGAAAAAATTGATAAAAATTATGTGTTTAAAATTCCAAATCCAAAAAATGACGATATGAAATATACTGTCAGAGAACTAGCAATCCTTGCTACTACAACTAAAGCCGTACAAGAATTAAACGAAAAAGTAGAGAAACAAGAAAAGATAATAAATAAATTATTAGAAAAATTAAATATAAAAAAGGAGGATTTAGATGCTTAAAACTGATTTTTTAGGACTTAATTATCACCCAAACCCGGCAACAAACACAGACGCAGTAGATGCAGAGAAATACTTTAACGAAAATTATTTTACAATAGATGCAAATGCAAAATCTGTTAATGAACAATTAAATAAACAGATTAGCAAAGTTAAACAACTTCAAACTGAGAAC